GCTGATGCTGTTACGATACCTGCTGCTGAATAACCAACCATTAAACCAACTGTTGCAGCAGCTGTGAATGCTACTAAAAAGCTGATACCAACTTTGTCAATAGAACAGTTAACTGTAGAACCTGCAGGGTTATATAACACTAAGCCTGTATATGTGGTTGCTAAAGCAACAGTAGTAACGGATGGCACAGCACCGTTTGAACCGTAGAATTTATTTCTACGATAGTTGGTTTCATAATAGCGACCATGAAGTTCGGAAACAACCGTGTCACCTAATTGTCCTGCACGAGCAGGGGCTTGCAAGCCAGCGGAAATACTTGTAGTAGTAGCGACTGGACCTACTTGGTTTTGAATTAACATTTAAAGCTCCTTGATAATTATTGCTGATTAATAAAAATAGACGAATCATTCCTTAAAATAAAAGGATCATCGCCAAGTTGAACATTTGAGCCTTGTTGCGGAGCAGTAGGTCCTTGCAAAGCCAAACTTAAAACTTTCGGTAATTCATACAACTGTTGATTTAATATTTTAATCTCTTGTAGCATTTGAGCCAATAGTTCTACTTGTGATTGACCTTCAAACTGTGAAGTATCTTGAACTGTATGTGGTATTTGATTAATGTATCCTGCTGAACCTATTGGTGTATTACCTGTAGTAGTAGAAGATAATGCACCACTACTTGAGGGTATAGTTCTATTACCTGTGATGACATCGCCTAACATCGTAGTTGATGCTCGTCTTGCCAAACCTGTGGGGTCTACACCACCAATAAGCACAGGATTAGATACCGATGCCACACCAACAGCGTTTGTACCACCAACACCTAATGTACCTGCAAGACCACCCGATACAACAGCGGCTCCTGTACCCATGTTAACAACAGCCACACCCAACTGAGCAGTAGTGGGAGCAACAGCAACACCGTTAATAGCGTTTAAATTTTGACTAGATTCTTGTGCTGGATTATTTCTTAAAACATAAGTATACGAACCTGCCGCTGTAGCAACAATCCTAGCGTATCTGCCTAAAATAGGGTATGTATAACTTGAAAGAGCGGCTAATGAGTTGTTAAATACACCACCAGCGGTAGCTCCTATTCCAGTAGCAAAAGTAACGCCATCATTAGAAAACTGAATACCACCTGTTGCGATAAATGTTGCACCTGTTGTTATCTGTATTGTTTGATAACCTTGTGTATCAATAATGTTGGTTGTATTCGTTACACTGGTGTTTACAGTTACTGGCTGTGGTGCATCACTTAATATAAATGCACCTGATAAGTCTTGTTTTACACCTGAGTTCTGTGACTGAAACTTAATGTTTAATGGTGAGTTATTTGTCTCATCCATTGCCCATGCAACTTTGTCTGCGTTGGATACTACGTTCTGACTTCCATCAATAACAATAGTCGCTGAACCTGAAATATTGGTGACGTTATAACGAATAAACTGTGCTTCTGTACGCACAAAATACAAGCCAGCCGTTTCAATCTGCGTCTTTTGATTTAAAGCATTCAGTTCAGTTACAAGTGCAGGTGACCAATAGACGTTATCTAAAGACCGTTCAAATGTGATAATACCGTTAAACGTAGAACCGCTAACTTGTACAAGTAAAGTAGAAAATCCTGATACATCAATACCTGTACCTATTGATACAGTAGATACGGTTGTATTTAATAGATTGGTGTTATCAGCAAAAGGGGTTCCAATATATGCCATTAACTTACCTCCGTTGCCGAAACTGTAACGTCCGTAGCACCACTAGCCACCACTTGAACTGCGTAATTTTGGGGTACGTTAATCTTAGCGGAATTCATAATATCCAAAGACGTACCCGGCGGGATAATAGCATTTTTAACAATGTTTGTTGTTACAGTTGCACCTGCGTTAACTAAAGTCACAGAAGCCGTTACTGTTGCCGTTGTTGTATTAGCCAACAGACATCCTGACAATGTAGCCTGTACACTAGCTGTGGTTGGGTTATACACCGTTGTTATCGTTGTAACGTTTGCAGCTTGAGCAGATACAAAATTTGTTGGCATATTAAGTCATCATAGAAAGTGCTAAAACCACACGAGATACAGGTGTGGCAGAATTTGACGGTCCAAATGGTATATTAACATCATTTCCAGTGTACGTAAAGTTGGCATTACCGGCTAAAGCCCCTGCATTATTATACTGAACTTGGGTATTTGAACCACCAGCACCTGCCGTTATAGCTTGCCAAGAAGGAGCTACGCCTGTACCGTTTGATACTAAAGCATAACCTGCCGTTCCGGGATTATTAGAAGAATAAGCTGCGTTTTCAGCAGGGTAGTCCACATAGACTAAAACAGGGTTACTAAATGTACTTACAGCCGATCCGCCATTAGATGAAGATGTAACCGTTGTACGGGTTAGGGTTGGTCCTGTCGTTGAGTATGTAGCAATACCAACTTCCCAGTTTACACCGTCTGTAGCACCGTAATAAGTCGTGTTCGTGTTACCAACAACAGCAAAAGATTGATAACCTGTAACCGCTCCAGTCAACGTAAAGCTTACCGTAGTATTTACGGTAGCGTTTTCCTGTACACGATTTGCTAAATTTAGAGCCATGTTATTGCCTATTGTCTATTAAGACCCAGTCGGTTGTTTCATTATTATTAATTCTAATCCAAGCCCAGCCTATTGGCAATTCTGCAAGGTTAATATTTTCTATCTCGGTTGCAAATTGCGTTCTTAATGTAGTTGAACTATCAACCATGTTTATATTTTCCGAAACATCTTTAACAAATGTGCCTAATCCTATTGAAGAATCTGCTGCTGTTAAAGTCTCAATAATGTATGTAATAAATGTAGCTACAACAACTTCTGAATCTGTCTCAGTTATGGTGCCCTCAACAACCGCCGCAACAAACGCAGCAATTACAGACTCTGCATCCGCTAAAGTTATATTTTCAGTTATTGAACCTTTAAACGCCGCTAAAACCGTACTTGAATCTGCTGATGTTAAAACTTCAGTAATAGCCGAAACAAATGCAGTTACTACGGTTTGTGTGTTATTTACGGTTAAAGCTTCGGTTATTGCAGATGCAAACGCCGTTATTAAAGACTGTGAATCACCTGAAGTAAAAGCTTCAGTAAGTGCTACATCAAATCTAACTGATCCTAAAGAAGCATAAGGAGATTGAGCAAAGGCAGCGTATCCAAACATTAAAGTACTACCCAGCGAGAACCAGAACTAATGGTAACTGCAATACCCGTATTTACAGAAATTGGCCCAACACTTATTGCGTTTGATCCAGTTGGTACAGTAAAAGATGTGGCTACTGTAGCATTGTTTAATAAAAGACCATTACTAGCATTAAATGCTGGTGAAAATGCTGTGCCTGTTGTAGCGTCTTGGTTTACACTTCGGCTTGATGGATACGTAACAAATACGTTAACTGTGCCTGAGAATGTAACCGCACTTCCAGAGTTAGATGAGGAATAAATTGTAGTTCTTGTTAGCGTGGGTCCAGTTGTTGAGTATGTGCCTAACCCAGCTTCCCAGTTTCCGGAAACGTCAAACGCACTATAGTACGTTGTATTAGTATTGCCAACTACGGCAAAAGACTGAAACCCAGTCACAGAACCGCTTAGGGTAAAGCTAACAGTAGTATTAGCCGTACCCGTTTGTTGGACTCTATCCGCTAAAACTAGAGCCATCTAAAGCCCCTTATGAAGTTGCTGTAGTTGAATATGTTACCGCTAAAGAATCACCGTTTGCAACAGTCTTAGTACCACCAGTAAACGAACCAGCAGAATACAAAGTACCTGTAGTTGTATCTTTAGTAGATGATGCACCTGAACCTGAGTTAATGAAACATCCAGCAACTGTGCCAGAAGAAGTCATTGCAAAAGTCAAAGCTGGAGCAGTCTTAGTTGTTACGTTAGACGGTGTTGTACCTGAACTTGTTGCAGTTGACCATACGGGAGCTTGTCTATTACCTGTGTATGTAGGAGCGTTAGCTAAACCAATTTCGGTCCATGCGTGTGAAGACATCGTATCTGCGGCAGTGTAAGTAGTTGTTCCACTCAGTAAACCTAAGTAATTAGAACCTGAAGCCGTACCGCCGTTAGACGTTGCACCAAAGTAAAAGTTAAATAAGTCTTGCTTACCAACAGCAGTAACGAGGTTAGGGGCAACATCTTCCCATTTTAAAACACCATCAGCGCCGTAGCATCTAACTGTATAGTAACCTTCAATACCTAAAGTCTCGTCTGAGCCGGCTCCACGAGTAACGGAGGCAACCGCAGTGTCTCCAAAATTTGATTTTTCAATGCTCATAATTGCTCCTAAGAAATTGTTAAAACTGCTGTAGTTGATCCCGGTGTAGGGAAAGTTACGGTAAAGCTATTTGTACTTGTCACATCATTACCAAAATTTAACACAAAACACGCCGCTCCGGTAGTGCTATTATAAACCAATGCACCCCTAGCAGTAATGCTTCCAGACCATGTTACGTTATCAAAAGATATCCAAGCAACGTTATTGCTAGTATCGCCAGTAGGTGGGTAAGATATTGTAAGAATTTGACCTCCAGCCGTATATCCTGTTCCCGTAGCTTCATTAACAGAAGTATAAGTGGTGGTGCTATTATTAAGAGTAGCGTTAGCGTTATAAAGAGCGATTTTATATACATACGGGGTCCCAACGGCAAAGTTCTCTAACGCACTTAATAGGTTAGTTTTAAATAGCGTAGTTTGTCCTTGAACTATGCTCATGCATCACCTTTAAGATTAGCATTGAGTTTAGTTTGGCCATCCCGATACGCATCGCCCCGTTCAAGAGCGTCACACATTCTACGTAATTCAGCTAAGGCTTCTTGGTATTTACTGGAGTACAAAGTAATAATATCGGCTTCTGCTTTCATATAGATAGCAGCTTCCATCAACGCCCCATAAAGTAAAATAGGGTCATAATTATTACCAACCCAAGATGTTCCAGCGGTAACGATAGATGGGGGGTAGTAAAAATAATGCATTTCAACCTGGTAATTAGCATCTGGTGTAGGTCCTAAAAGGCAAGATAAAGCGTTGACGTTAGTGTACTGCGTACCAAATAATGAATAATACTTAGGTGTTCCAGTCGCTGTCGGTGTTGGATATGCTTCACGAATAAAGTTAACATCTTTGTTAAGTAAGTATGTAAACGGTGTTGAATAGTCAGCCGTATAAACAGCTACAGAATAAGCAGACAACCAATCAGAAGGTAAAGATAAATACTGATTCCCTGCTGTTAAAGTACCCGTTACGTTACGTCTTAATGTTGGAATATTAATTGCATTGTATATTCGTGTTTCAGCTTCGGTAATAAAGGTATCAACCTGTGTATCGCTTGCGGTTACTACAGACGTAGTTCCATCAGTTCCAGTAAATGTCGTACTTGGAAACTCATTTTCACAATAATTTTTTATTGTTTGGAATAACGTTGTGTAGTCCATTAGCCCATCGGTCCTCTAGACATAACGCCTTTAGTAGCTGCGCCTGTACCACGTATTTTAATACCGTCTGTCTTAACATCATCAGCCGCTGGATTACCTGCGCTGACACGCATGGCTACAGTACGTGGACTAACTTGACTAGCACTCAATGTATTAGGATCTTTTTTAACTTGAATACTTTTAGCATCTGCATTCAATTTTTTACCGGACATAGTATGTGGCTCTGCATATTTAGATGCTTCACCAATTTCTTTGCCCATCACTTTATTAGAGTATTTAGCCATTATCTACCCCTTTGAGCTGCAACTTTAGCTAGGTTACGTCCCATTGATTTCATGTTTGCATTAGTTTTACCAACAGTCTTTTTCATTGGTCCATTTTCAATTTTTACGCTTGGTCCAGAATCGCCAAGGTTTCTACCTTTAGTTCTTCCTGATTTAGTTATACCGTCTGCGCCTGATTTATATCCCATTTTAAACTCCTTAATTTACGGTTACACTGTTAATTGTACCAATTCCTACTAAAGAATTGGGGGTTAATTGCCTATCAAATCCAAAAGAACCACCTACTGGATACCATCCCCATTGAATCTGTCTACTACCATCCGCAGGGTAACCGTTTTGGTCTATACCTGTACCATTACCATTTAGCAACTGCAACCCTGTTAATCCAGAACCATAATAACTTACATCAGGTCTTGGCTCTCTTACTGCCTGTGGATCATTCACAGGGTACATACCTAACTGCAACTGCGGCTGATCTGGTTCCCAACACTCTTTACATACTTTAATGCTGACCTGTTTAGTCTTAATCGTCAACTTTTTTAAATCTTTAAGCTTATACCGTTGACCACAACGGTCACATTCGGCAATCGAGTGTTTACCAGATGCAAAATTACTAGGCACGAGTCTTTCCTCTTATGCAACATCCATCTGCACGTTTTGATGCAGAAGATACCTTGCCGCCTTTTTTCATTTTAGTTTGACCAGCTTGAGTTTTTTGCATATCAGCAAGTTGTTTTTTGTAGTCTTCATTGTTTTTTTCTAATTCAGCCATTCTTGCATCATTGGCGCTTGTATCCGTAAGCTTATCAACAATTGGTTTTGCAACACCAAAAAGACCATATTTTAAAGCATCATCCATAGTTACCTCGAATAAAATAAATTACGTGGAACAAACCTAATCGGCGCTGTTTCTCTATCTTCTTGAGATGCCAACTCAAATTGTTTGTCATATTCTTGCTGCAAATACATAATTCTAGCTGGGTCTGTACCTTGAATCTTAATACTCAGCATAGCGGATAAACCAGCCACAAAACAACTTATAAATCTAAACGGAATGTCTTGTACGTTAACACCAGTTCCTGCGTCTTGAAGTCTACGCATACGCCAATACACAAGCGTGTAAGGACCACCGCCACCATCAGGGGTAGGCCAAATATTTAAACATGGTAAGTACTGAACTGTAATTGCATCATTTGCTGTGTGTGCTGCTGCTACCGTATTGTTTTGACCCCTCCAACAGTTTTGGAGTTGATTTCCTACAATATTGGTGTATGTAATAGTCTCAGAACCAATCTGAATAAATCCTGTTGATCGCAAGTTTAAGTTTGTAATATCCGCATTTGTAGCAGTCTTTAATGTAATAGTTGTATCCGTTGCGCTAATGCTTGTTTTTAATAAATACTCGGATACATCGCTATTACCTGACTGTCTGTTGAAATATACTTGTACAGGTCTTCCTGTAGTTAATTTGTTAGGTATAGTAGCGTAGGTAGGTTCAGATATGCGGCTAAGATTGATGTCGGTTTGATTAGACGTGCTGCCGTTATTTGTACGAGTTTCAAGGTCAAGTATATCTACTGTGTCTACAGGTACTGCATAAACACCTAAATTAGTAGTCAACTGCATACTTACTTCTTCAACAGTCCAAAGATTAATACCTCTGTTTGCCCAATCTGTTGTCATTAAGTTAATTGACCTACGTGCAGTACGTAAGTCATAGCCGCTACGCATTTGTGAACCACAACGCTCAAAAGCCTCCTCGACTAACTCGGTGAGGTCTAAATTAAATACGCTGGTTCCTGATGTTAATGCCATTATTTTTTAGCCGTTTTTGCTGAATTGATGAAATCCATATTGGAGGGGGCTCCTTTAGAGCCCGGCTTGCGCATCTTTTCTTTAGAGCCAGCAGCAATTCTTTTACGTTTTGCACTAATATTTGCATAGAGTCCTACCTTACCACCTTCAGCATATTGTGTAAAGTCAGTATTATCCTTGCGGGCTTTCTTTTTCCCGCCGGGCATTTTGGATGGGGCTATATCGCCCATACCACGAGAGGCTCTCATTTCTTTTTACCTTTTGCCATGCCACCGCCACACATAACCATAGTACCTCTAGTTTTACCACGCTGTGCGCAACCATCACCACGACTAGATGCTGAACTTACTTTACCACCTGCTTTCATAGAAGGCATCTTATTTGTAACACCTTTTTTCATGGGGTCTTCAAAGCCACCAGCTCCGCCAGCACCACCACCTTTGCCTGTACTTTTAGAAAGCCCTGATGTTTTAGCTTCTCTAGCTTCTTTGCCGGGTTTTCCTACAGTTAAATTTTTAGCTCTTTCTCTAAACTCTTCCATGTCTATTTTTTTCTCTGCAAGGTCTTTAATCATTTGCTTAGACAATTCAGCTTGATGTTTAGTGTTTATTTCTTTAGCGTCCCCAAAATCAAAAGACCCTTGTTCTTCTTTATTAGCCATAATTACGCCCTTGTTTTTCCACGAATAGCACAACCATCAGCACGTTTAGATGCCGATGAACGTTTTACTGTACCGCCTTTTTTCATTGCATTACCTTGATATTCTGACTCTTCTTTTTCTTGATTTTTTATGCTGTTATTAAATTGCCTAGATTCTTTATCGCTTTGTTGAATAAATTTAGGTAATGGTTTTGGTCCTTTTATAGGGCTACTTAATTTTTTTATAGGTCCATTTTCTAAATCAGGTTTTTTCTTTGTTTCTGGTTTTTTTATGTCTTTGTACGCCCCTGAATCTAGTTCGGGAGATACGTTTTTTACTTTAGTGTCAGGACTAAAATCAATTGTAGGGGGGGATAATTTAAATTCTTTAGACGTAGATGAAGTTTTAGCTACTGTCTTAGCTACTGGCTTAGCTACTGGTTTAGCTTTTGGTGTAACTACATTTGTATTTGTTTCTGATGATTTTTGTACAGATTTCATAGCACGTTCACGTACATCGTTGCCAACAGTATTGTCTTTGTTGTCACGCATATCAATTACTTCATCTTTAGGTTCAGATGGTTTAGATTCTACTTTAGGTTCATCAGGTACAGCTCTACGCATACGGGCTAAAATATAGGGGTCAGTACGGTCAGCCCCACCTAGCCATTTTTCTTGGGCTTCACTAAATACTTGACTACCTTCTTCACCACTAAAACGCTTAACCTTTTTTACGGGGCGTTTCATACTGTTTTGCCTTTCATCTTAGGCATCATTGCTTTAGTCAATCCTTTTTTAGCTACGCCATTAGCAGATTTATGTCCAGCAGCTAAACCGCCACCAGCCATTTTTTTCATAGCCATACCGCCTTTTTTGAGCTTAGATAGATCAGTTTTTTCGCCCTTATGTTCTTGCTTGTCATGCATACCAAAAGCTTTTTTAATTAACTTTTTATCTTGCTTAGTATCATCTTTAGCCATACCGCCACTAGCCATTTTCTTCATAGCCATACCGCCTTTTTTCATTCCGCCCATACCGCCCATACCACCCATTCCACCCATAGGGGCTGCTGCTTCAGCAGGAGGCATTTTAGGTTGTCTAGCCGCCATTAATGCAGACATCATTTTTGGGTCCATCTTTTTCTTAGTAGCCATTGCTCCACCTTTTCCAAATTTTTTGCCTTTATCGGCATCGTTAAAATCTTTACCCACGGATTGTGGGACTCCTACCTTTTTAGCAAAACCCGGATTGTGGGCTATTGCTGCCATAAAATTGTGTTGTTTTTTACTTGTGCTGGGCATCTTTTTTTCCAATCCATTTTTGAATAGTTCTGGTTTCATATATACGTATACCCGTCCATATGATAGTAAATAAAGCAGCTAAAGACGGTAGCATGTTGGCTAGAGTTCCTAAAACTGTTACAAAGGACAATGCATCTAGCGTATATTTAGATACTTCATCCATATTATTAAAAAAATCATTCATTAACATTTCCATCTTTTCAAACTTGCTGCTTTACGTGTTGGTCTGCCCTTTTCGTCTTTCATAGGTCCAGGCATTCCGCTCATTCTTGCACAAAAAGACTTCTTACGAGGTCCACCTTCAGGCTGAGGTGCCTTTAAATTTGACCCTGTTTCTTTGTTATACTTCGCACGACCCTTAGCAGTAAGTCCAGCCCCTTTAGAAACCGGGAGTTTTTCGCCTCTTCCAACTGCAAGTGAGGGTCCTTTCTTCTTAGTAGCCACATTCGTCACCCATAAAAAATAGTTACGCCCGTTACCGATGCGCTTAACGCCAAATAAACACTAGTATTAAACTTAATTCCTTCACCGGGAACATCAAAAGTATATGTGTTTGGGTTTGAATTACTTGCTGTATCAATTTCTAATAAAACAACGCCAGATGAACCGCCATCTTTAAGTTGAATAGTAGCTGCTGTACTTGCAGCTGGGCAAATAATTAACCCTTTCACACGAGTTGGTCCAGCAAAAAATGTTCCCGCTGCACTTAAATGAGCTGATTTTACGTCTGTTTGCATCATAATTAATCTCCTAAAGTTGAAAGAGGGTTAACAGTGTTAACCCCCAGATTAATTAAGCAGTGCGTGAGAATACGTAAGCGGTTGCACTAGAGAACATGATGGTAAACCTAGCTAAACCTGTTACGCCTGAAGGCACAGTTAAGAGACCAAAGTTAGCACTAGAACCAGCGGCAGCGGCGGCAGAAAGTATACCGTTTGTAGCTACAGCGATTGTTACTGTATTTGCACCAGCCGTGTTATCAACATAAAAGTCTAAAACTGTTCCAGCAGTTGCGCCGATAGCTGCACCTAAAAGAGTACC